CTCGAGAGAGGGGGGAACCCTTAACCACACCTGGAAGGAGGCTACCATACCTTCGAATCATGTCGTTTTGATAGTAGATCCCTGGTTCGGTCCGTATTATACGGTCGATGGAATGCGTGGTGTTGGGGCTCCGGTCTTCTTGATCGGTCCCCTATTCACCAGGTCTATCCATAGTGAGTCTCTCACTAACCAGGGGGTCCGGTATCGTTCTGCACTTGCCTATGAGAAACCCTGCCAACATTGTTATGTTGACGGGGTTATCACAGGTCAAGTACAGATGGAGCATTTCCCTCGCCAATATATGGCGCCGGGATACCCCATCTGGATTTCTCGTGACTGGTCTGGTGGAATCCAATCTTATGACTGGGTTGTCGAAGTACCCGGTCACAGGAGACGATCCACTTGTACCTGTCGTGTCCACTGGGTGGACGACGAGAAATCTGGGACGTACCGTATCAGTGTCGTTCTAAATGTCGATGTCGAACTAGATCCCGGGGATCCTTTCTCGGAGATCTATGCCTTTTCCCTTTCGGGGAGGCTAGACAAAGACGTGAACGGCACTTTCTACTATTCGGAGCCTTATTATCAGCATGCGAACCTTCTCACAATGGCTGAAAGTCATTGTGAGGCCGCAGTCAACCCCTTCGGATCAGGGGGGGATGACTTCGGTGGTTATGGCATTGATCTTGTAGCAGCCTATTTGGCTGACTGCATATCAAAGCTGCCTGCTGATACAAGGCCCGATGACACCGCAAGAGATGAAGCAATATACCGCGCACTCGAGAGTATCGATCTTAAAGATCTTAATCCTCTCGAGTTTGCGGAGCGCCTTGGTGAGCCCGGTGCTTACATCGAGCCCATCCAGGAGCTTCTCGACTCTGATTTTAAGAGTCCAATCGACCTTGTCCTGCTCGCATGTCACCTCCACTTGTGGTGGAAGTACTGCGTTCAGGTTGGTTGGTTGACTCTTAAAAAGGTCGAGAAATTGTTTCGTTTCTTGTGGGAGCATCGCGGGGACCTGCTCGTTTACATCGCAACAAACGATGTTCACGGGCATGGTATTTACCATGAGAGAGTTCGGCAGATCAACGACTCCGTTTCTTTGGAGCGTTGGTGGTCTGCCAAACTCGCATATCATTCCACTGCTAGTTCTTTTAGCGGTTGGGTTGATATGCTTCGTCTCTATGGTTTAACTCCTGCGATCTCCGATCTGAAGGTCCTTTGTCCCTATGCTTTTGTAGTGAACTGGTTTGTAAAGATCAAAGAGTACTTTGACCACCTTGAGATGATGAGCATTCAGCAACGTCTGCCCTTCATCTATGGTGTTCTTGGTACTAAAGATCTTTACAGGCTTGAACGTGACTTTCTCGTGGGAACTCATAGTTTCCACGCGAAGTTACGTTTTGTCTTCTACAATCGCAAAGTGATAAAGGAGTTTCCTGACGATGTGTGGTTAGGCAAGCTTTTCGGTGATCCCCGAAAGCATCTCGTAACCGGGGGTGCTCTCCTTATACAGTATCTTGCTGAATAGCAAGTACTGGGGGAGTCCCCGGGCGAGACAAGGCAGGCCATTATGGCCTGGCCGCCCCTTAGAAGGGAGTGTCTGGCTATGCCGGACACAGTGGCCTCAGGTACAGCCATCACCGAGACTTCTCTCGATGCTGACTACCTGAACCTTGCTCGTCCTGCCACGTCGTCCTTCAATTATTTGAAGGACGATCCCGGAGAATCCATCTTGGTGAATGTCGTCGGAGGGCTTGACCAACCGGAACAGATCCGGTATTCGGTCACGTCCGTCCCCGACATCTTCAAGGCGTCACCCGTTAACCCAATTGCGGGTCAACGGCCTGACGGGATTTCCGTGCTGGTTCAGCTCACCCAGGTGTTGAAGGTGACGCCGGAGACCGAAGGGGCTCCTGTGCGTTACCTTCCGGTTTCAGCCCATATGGTGCTGAAGCTTCCGATTGACCCGGATATCGATTCCGGTGTCATAACGAACCTGGTTTCCCAACTTGTGGGGTCTGTTTGCCGTAACCAGATGGAGACTTTGGGAGAGGCTTATCTCCCTCTGCTCCATGGGGTTACACGGCTTCCAGACCCAGTTGCACAAGTTGGGCTGTAGCTGAAGGGAGGACTTATGTCCTCTTTTCCAGGAGGTCAGGATGAGCGCTCTGCCAAGGACATACTCAGCTCAGCTGAGAAATCTTGCCTTGACCCAGTCAGGGCGAGTCAGGAAGAGTTCATCGAGCTTGATATCGAAGCCGAATGTGAGATCTCAGGATCTCGAATCTTTCGGTTTCTCATATTGGCTCGGTGTATCCTTCCTGCTGCGTGGTCAGCCGTGTGTTCCTGGTGTGGTCGGCTGTTTCAAGCAGCTGTTACAAAACTGTCTTGAATCAGCTGACCTGCTGGGATTTATCGAAGCCTGTTCTAGTATCCGGCAAGTCCTTGTGACTACCGGATACTGGGACAACGACCTTCTAAGGTCGATTAAGCTTCGATGGGTTAGGGGTGTCGTACATGCCATTAGTTTGGCTATACGACCCACCCTGATTGTTCACCCATCTCCGATCTTTAACGCCGTTGTCACCTTTTTAGGGTGGCTTAAGCGTGTTCCCGTATGTATCCGCCCACAGCACGAAGCTGTGGACGCTTACTACGAGAACGATAGGAGAATTTCCTCGATTAATTTCGAGGATCGGGTGGACTTACCCGCACTTCGTGATATTTGGTGGGAGTGGCTTAAGGGTTTTAAGCTTTCTCCCCCCTTTATCGCGAAACACGGTTCCGGTTCGACAGCAGATCGAGGCCGTGTTAGAGCACGCAAGTGGTCTAATTTAAGCCTTGATCTTGCTGCACGCGTCTGTTTGCGTTATCCCAACCTGGAGCGGTGCATTGACCTCCCTTGTGGCGCGCCTAAACGCGTTGCAAAGGTCGTCTTTGTACCTAAGCAAGCTGGCAAGGACCGTACTATATGTATGGAACCTGCCTGGTTGCAATTCCTCCAGCAAGGGGTGGCCAATCAATTGATGCGATATATCCACCATGGGAGTCATTCCCTTAGTGGGTATATCAATCTCTATTCACAAGATGTGAATAGGGATTTGTGTGCTATGGCTTACAGCCATGGCTACAGCACAATTGATTTATCAGACGCGTCGGATAGTGTATCCTGGCGTCTCATCCGCTACTTGTGCAAGGGGATGCCGATTTATCGGTATCTCTTTGCGACACGATCAACTTCTGCTATCGTTGCAGGTGTTGAGAGTGTCTTTGACAAGTTTGCGCCAATGGGATCTGCGCTATGCTTTCCTATAGAATGCATATTATTTGCATCTATAGTCGAGCTAGCGTACAGGACACACTATGGCCAGGCCAGTCGCGGGCACCTTTCGGGGTGTTCCGTCTACGGCGATGACATTATTTGTCCCTCGGAGATTTACCATCTCGTAGTTGGTTTACTCAATCACCTTGGGTTCAAGGTTAACACCTCCAAGAGTTTTCACGGAGGCGGTTACTTTGAATCTTGTGGTGTTGAGTACCTCTACGGTGCTAAGATCATGACGATCAAGCACCCGAGAAACCACCTCACCTGTGGTGATGTGGTATCGCCAGATAGGGTCGGCTTGGTAACCGACCTTGCCAACACCCTCTTGTCCTGTGGCTATCTCGAAGCACGTCGTACCCTCCTAAAGTATTATGAGGGTAAGCGTATTCGAGTAAACCACAGGATACAGCCCTTTATGGACTTTGTTTCTTTTGACAGTGGACATTGTGTCCCTGTCATAGAACCTTATAATACCGGTACCTGGAATGTTGATCTCCAGTGTCTCGGTATTATGAGGAAGTCCATAGTGACCTCTTCCCTTAAGAGTCGCTATGACTGGGATGAATATCATTCCAGAACATTGCCCTCTTTGAGAGAAGATCGTCTTAGAGTTAACAGTCTGCCGAAGCCTGTTAACCCTAAGTGGTCATTAAAGGCTGTCACCTTCTTGAGCAAACACCATTTTTGGTCTTTGCTTGAGAAGGGTTCAGTTGAGGATGTTGGTGCATGTAGGACTGGCCGCACGCACCAGAGGATATCCAGGAGTTTCGTTCCTCTTGGATTTCCTTTGGTTTGAATTCCTAACTAATGCCCAATCATGCGGGCCTCTTAGTTAGATGTGGGGGGTACTCCCTCCACGTACTTCGCGCGGAGCTCGATGCTTGAGCTCATAGATTGCGCGTGGTCCGTGGTGGGGGTTTCCTTTTTCCCACGTCCCCTTGGGGGCGCTTTGGCTCTCCCGCCTCCCCTTCGGGGGAGACTGGGTCGGCTGGGAAACTTTGGG